TCGCCGCTGTCATCTCCACCAACGTCATATATTTCGACCCCTGCGCCCCCACAGCAGCCGCAGCAGGGCGTTGCGGCTGCTTCATGCCGTATTCTGTCCGCGCGGCTTCGGTCGGCGCAGGGAGGGCCTCCTGAGTGCGCAGCAGGTCATTGATCGCCGCAATATCCACGCGGTCGAGGACGATGCACTCGTCACTGTTCAGCGGGCGGATGAGGATCTCGAAGCCGCCATCTGTCCAGTGCCGAGCGGTGATCACCGCCGGCCCGCGCTCGCCGTTCACATAGCTGACGTGGGCAACAAGCCCCTTCTGATACTCTTGGCAATCGATAGTCATGGGATCACTCCTGTGTTGCGCCGGCTGTGCCGGCTGCGTATGCATGGTTCCTCCTCCGTCGGTCTGGGCAGCCCTTCGCTACGCCCTGACGGGGTTCACGAGGGGGCAAGCGAAGGACTGTCCAGACCGAAGCGCGTGCCGCTACGCGGCGCGGGCAAGTGCGCCGTGCCGGCCGTTTCCGTTGGCGTTGGCGTTGCCGGCGAAGACCACACCCGGCCGGCCCAGCAGCCAGGCCAGCGGATCCACCGCGGTCGGGCTCACCACGTCATCAGGCTCGTACTCGCCAGCCAGGCCGTCCAACATATCTACCAGGTCGTCCCAGGCCACGCTGTGCAGCCGTTCCGCGGTCATAATCGTCAGCCTATCTGGCGTGATCGTCACGGTCACGCCATCCACATGTAGCTCGAGCTCATGCTGCACGCTCATGTCAGTCTGATCAGTCCGAATGGTCATGGTTGCGAGTTGAATTGGTTGCATCGGATCCTCCTGATGAAATAGAATTTGCATCGCCGCCGCGCTCGCGGTGGACGATAATCAGCCAATCGGCCAGGTCGTTGATCGCCCGCACCGCGGTGCAGGACGGCCGGTCGCTCTGAACGTAAATCACGGTGGGGGTAGTCATGTCAGTCGCCTCTGCGCTCCTGCATCCGCTCCAGCAGGTGATCGATCAGGCGCAGATGGTTAGCCACCTGCAACATGGTGAGTAGCGCATCGCTGGTCGTGATGCTGCGCTGCGTCGCCACGCAGCCAATGCGCTGTTGCGCCCTGTCGATCTCGCCGCGTGCCGCAGCCAGGTCGGCTCGGTCGTTGTATCCGTGTGGCAAGCTTTTAGTCGCCACGGGTCACATCCCGAATCTCCCGCCGCATGGCTTCGACGACGCGATAGCGGGAGCGCAACGAGCGGTACATGCTACCCAGAACCATCATCGTACCGGCAGCCGCAAAGCCCACCACCAGCACGCCTACTGCCTCCCAGGGCAGCACGCCAAACGCGCCCGCCGACAAAATTACCCCGGCCACGCCGGCCGCCACCTCGAATGCCACGTAGCCGTGGTCGGGGTAGCGGCTATTAACTGCGCTGACCAGCCAATTGTAACCAACGCTGGCCACAAACAAGCAGACCAGCCACGCGGCCAGCGGGGAGATTGCCAGCGGTTTCATGCCCGTTTCTCCCCCGCTGCTTCGCCGATCTGGGCCGGTGTGGTAGCATCAGATATAACCGGCATCGCGACGGTCACAGGGTCGATGCCGTAGGCGCTGAGGAAATTCAGCCGGAAGAGAGCCGTCATCGGAAGATCACCTCGGCATATAGAGGCGACGTAGTTAGGAGAGAGCTTAACCGCTCTCGCCAACTCCGTTTGTGTCGTATCTCTCTCGTTTAGCCAGACGCGTAGGTCGTGGTACTGCATTTCTCACCTCAATATCAGTTTGTTTGTATCAACATTTTGATATTAACATCATATCACAATAATGATAAACTGTCAAGAACCAAATTTGCACGCGCTCTATCATGTATGTGATAATCGCAACATGACTCTTGGTGAATTCGTTAGGCAGAGAATGGACGAGCTAAATCTAAATCAAGAGGATTTAGAAGCACGGTCGCGCGTGAGTCAGGCAACGATATCGGGCATTCTTCGTGACAGAACGACAAACCTGCGGTCTCAGACAATAGTCCGTCTTGCGCAAGGTTTGGAAATGCCAGCCAGTGAGTTGTGGACCGTTTCCCAGCTATCGCTGCACAACGAAGATGCCATCGAAGGCGATAAGAAATTGACCGATGCCCTGCGCGCGCTAGACAGCATCGACGATCAGGCCGACGAAGACATCGACATAACTTCCCTGCCGCCGCGGCTGGCGATAGAGGAGCCACGCGAGATTGCGAGCTACACGAATGCAATCGATGAAATTGTCCGAGACCTCGACGAAGAACAGCAGCGCGCTGTCTGGCTATTCGCCAGTGGCGTGCTTGCCGCTGGCGTCCCACGCGTTATTGGCCGCAGCAATAGCGCAGATGAAGATAGAGCAGCGGGTCTATCTGATCCTGGGTGACACGCTGGAGCTATGCGGCTCCAGCGAAGAGGACTAACCGTCAGTTTAGGAGGGTATCATCTTGAGCACCGTCATAATCACAGACAAGCGCAATCCCGGCTGCCTGGTGCAGTTGATTTGGTTTGTCTTCATCGGCTGGTGGGTCGGCCTGATCTGGGTTAGCCTGGCCTGGCTGCTGATGCTTCCGGTCATCACAATCCCTGTTGCGGTGGAGATGATCAACCGCGTGCCGCGTGTCATCGCACTGCGCCAACAGGATGCGGGGATGAAGATCACGGTCGTCGGCAGCGGTCAGACAACCGTAGGTCAGACGCCACAGCGCAACATGGTGCTGCGTATCATCTACTTCCTGCTTATCGGCATCTGGTTTAGCGGCATCTGGATGGCGGTGGCCTATCTGCTCTGCGCAACCATCATCGGTATGCCGGCTGGTTTCTGGATGTTCGACCGCACGCCCGCCGTCCTTACGCTGCATCGAGGGTAGCGTGCAGGCCAAGCGCGCGGTCATCTGGTCGGGGGTGTCCAGCAAAATCCAGGCTCACGACGACAAATACTCCCTGGAACAACAGATCGAAGATGGCGAGACGCTGGCCCAGCGCAACGGCTGGCAGGTAGTCGCGCGCCTGGTCGTCCCAGGAATCACCCGCAGCAGCATCGACCTGGGCGACGCCATCGACGCGCTAGATGAGGCACTGGCGTCTGACCGTTCCGGTCTCTACGCCGGCAAGCTCAGATCTCTCCAGGCCGGCGGCGACAACGCCTATCGCCGCTTCCTGGAGCTGATCGCCGAGCGCGCTTTCGACGTGCTGATCTGCCACTCTCGCGACCGGCTAGGCCGCACCGACAGCCTGATTGCCGGGGTGGAGGAGCGGGTCAGGCGCATCGACGGCATGGTGTACTCCATGAGTATGCCGCCTACTGGCTCCCGCACCGGCGATCTGTACGTCTCTGCCTTCGAGCGGGCCGGCGCGCAGGAGTACGTCATGCGCCTGGCCGCCAACCGGCGCAAGGGCATCGACCAGCGCGTGCGCAGTGGCTACATCCTCACCGGCCGGCTGCCCTACGGCTACCGCGCCGACTGGCAGACCGTCGCCAACCGCCGCGTGCGGGTGGCTCTGCCGGTGGAGGAGGAGATCGAAGCTTACCGCTGGATGATCGATGCCTTTCTCGCTGGTCGCACCTATGACGCGATCCGCGCCCACATGCAGGCTGTTTCGCCGGCGCTGACCTGGGCCAACAGCGTGATCACCAGGCTGCTGCGTTCCACCTTCCACCTTGGCCTGATCATCCACGACCGCAAGCGCCAGCCGGAGGATCGCGAGCACATCCAGCTCGTGCGCTCTGGCGCCATCATGGATCAGCCCGATTGGGGCCGCCTGGTCGAGTGGTTGCACCACGAGGTCGAGCGGCCCAAAACTGGCCAGCGCCGCGATCAGCGCGCGCCGCGCACGCTGGTGGTGGGCGTCGGCCTGCACCAGCCAGCGGTAGACCTGCGCACTTGGTTAGCCGTGCAGGATATCCTCGACTATCGCTCCCAGCGCCGGCGCCGGCCGTCGATCCACGGCATCTGGACGCGCGTGTTGTTCTGCGGCGTTTGCGGCCGTGTCATGTCCCCCTGGCTGCGCCCTGGGCGCGCGCCATCCTATCGTTGCCCTGCCCGCTATTTGGGAGGAGACTGCGACAACCCCGGCCTGGTGGAGCACAAAGTCACTGCACTCATCGTCCAGCACCTGCGCACACTGATGCTGGAGCACGCCACCAATGACACAGAACGCCAGCAACCGGGGGAGGTGGACCGGGTAGCCTTCTACGAGCGCGAGTTAGCCAGCCTGGCCGAGCAGCGCAAGCGGATCATTGCGCTGTACACCAGCGGTCGCATCGAGCTAGAAGAGCTCGACGACCTGCGCACAGCCAACGACGACCAGACCGCGGCCACGCGCGCCGAGCTCAACCTGCTGGACCGTGCCGGCTACCAGCGTCAGCAGGTGACAGAGCGCCTGGCCGTGCTGCGCGAGGTATTGCCGCACATGGAGGTCTATCTGGCCGCCATGCCGGCGCAGACAGCCAACCGTCTCATGCGCGAGATCTTCCAGCGCATCGAAATCACCCACGGGGCAGTAAGCGCGATCGTGGTGTTGTGAGCTACCGAAGATCGTTATAACAGGTAGCTCACAACACCGCCAACGCCCATATACACACTATAATCCTTACGTAAATGGCGACATAACACGCGCCATGTTCGCGCGCAAACATCGACCCGCGTGCGGCGGACACAGACAGGCCCCGAGGGGATGATCCCCTCGAGGCCTGTCTGTGTCCGCCGAACCGTGTCAGTTGCCCGCCAGGGACGTTGTAACGCCGGTTACAGCGTCCCTGGCGGGCGCCGCAGGCAGAACTGTGGCCCGCTCATGTCGCCGGCGTCTCTCCGGCCGGCGCGGCAGCCGTGCCGCCGTCGTTGCCCAATAGCCGCTCCAGCGCGAGTATCACGCCGTCCAACATCGCGATCTGGCGCTCGGCCTGGCGGATGAAGTTATCGCGCTCCTGGCGGGCCAGGGCAAGCTCCTGCTCGATCTGTCCTCTGTCCATCCTTGGTTTCTCTCCTATTGCAGAAGTCCGAGCGACTTGAGGTCGCTCCACATGGTGTAGACCACGTCGGCAAGCTCGCCAATCGTGGTGCTGTCGCAGTTGATGGCACGATCCGACGTGCCGTTGGTAAACGTGTACGCGGCCGGCCGGGCGATGGGGGTCACGCCGAAGAATCCCAGGGTGTTGTTGCCCACCTGCACCAGCGTATTGCCGTTGTTCTTCAGCCGGACGCTGCCGCCGTAGAAGTTGCCCGCGTTGGCGTTGAGGCTCAGGTCGCGACCGGTGTTCAGGCCCAGAGGGTAGGTGGCGCAGTCGATGGAGCCGCCGTAGGACCCCGACGTCCACAGCTTCATGTAGCTGGTAACGCCGCCGAACTGGACAGCCGTCACGTTGTCGGCGATCAGCAAGCCGCCCTGGTTTAGCTCCCAGGCGCTACCCCCGGTGATCTTCCCGCTGGCTCCCATCGTCAGCGCGCCGGTGATCGACCCCGATGACGCTGTGATTGCGCCGGTGATGGTGGCGTTGGAGGCCACCAGCGCCCCGTCCTGGGTGACCCGGAAGGGCGCGCTGTCGCGCGCTGTAGCACCCGCCCAAAATCCCCATCCCGGCCGCATCTGGACACGGGTTGCGCCTGTGCCAGAGAACAAACCGTCCGAGTAGCTGATGGTAAATCCGCCCACCGAACCCGCAGTTGCATACAGCCCGCCAGCCGGATCGACCCGGAACGGCGCGCTGGCGCGGTTGGCGTAGGTGGCCCCAGCGTAGAACGGATAGTCATTAGGCGCCATGCCTGAACTGTTGCTGTTCGATCCGGTATCCCTGGCCAGGTACAGATTGTTGATTGTCCAGCTGCCGATCTGGCCGCTGCTGGCAGTGACTGCACCAGTGATAGTTGCGTTGGTCGCTACCAACGCCCCGTTCTGGGTAACCCGGAACGGCGCGCTGGATGGATCATTGTCGCCCGCGTAGAACGGGTAGTCCGCTGGCCGCAAGCCGACGCCGCTGGCAGATAGCAGGCCAGCGGCGATAGTCCATCCAGCGATGCTCCCAGCGCTGGCGTGGACTGTGCCAGTGAAGAAGCCGTTGTTCGTCCACAGCCCGTAGCCGCTGGCACCGCTGATGCCGGAAAGGTTGCCCAGGCGGGCCTTCTCGTCGACAAAGCTCCAGGGCAAGCCGCTGTGAGTCGCCAATGACACGTACGGTGCGTTGGCCCCGTCAGCGCTGATGCGCACGAAGCCCTGGCCTGTGCCGCCGTAGTTGACCAGCGTTCCGCCAGCGGGGTAGGTGACAAGGTTGGTGCCGTTGCGAAACTGGAGATACAGTATCCATACATCTCCGCCGCCGTCGATCACGTTCAGAACACGCAGCCAAGTATCGCCAATGCCAGGGTCTTTGACGCGTACAGTGTCCAACGTAGCCCACAGGGTGCCTGCCGCGGCGTGACTGATGCCGGGCGGATCCTGGATGTAGGCGTAGTTTACGCCGCCCAGCACCAGGGGCTGCTTGAGCTTGCCCGCACCCTTGGCGACGATGATCTCACCCGCCGTGGCCTGGATCTGGCTGTAGGTAAAGACGGCGCTGGCGATGGCCCCGCGCGCGACGATGTCGTTGAATTCGGCGTTGCCCGTGGCACCCTCGATCCGAAAGCCGGACGTGCCGGAAGCGAAGTTGGTGCTTTCGATGCGCTTGTTCACGCCGTCGATCAGAATACGAGGATTGGCCGTGCCCACGTAGACCGAGCCGGAGAAGTGACCGCTGGCGGCGTAGATGGCCCCGCGCATGGTTGCGTTGTTGAACTCTGCATCGCCCGTCGCACCCGCCAGTCGAAAGCCGGACGTGCCAGCCAGGTAGTTGGTGCTTTCGATGCGCTTGTTGGCCCCGTCTATCAGAATACGAGGATTGGCCGTGCCCACGTAGACCGAGCCGGAGAAGTGGCCGCTGGCGGCATAGATCATCCCGCCGAACTGCGCATCGGCCCCGTCGAACAGGAAGAAGTTGCCGTCGCCGTCGCCGATGTAGGCCCGCGGGTTGCCGTAGTTGTACTGCAACTGAATGCCAGCCGCTCCGAACACGCTGTTGCCAATGCTCGCTCCCGCGCTGTCCAGAACGCCAGCACCCGCGTTCCACTTGATCGTGCCGTCGTGGTCGAAGTAAGCTTGCAATGCTCCTTCAGACAAGCCCAGCAGCCGCCCCTGCTGCGCCACGGCGTCGAACAGCAGCACCAGGCCGGTGGCGTTGCCGTAGTCGTTGGGGCTAACGAAAACGGTGTTGCGGTCGATGATCTCGATACGGTCGCGCACCCGCAGCAGGTCGATCTCCCCCGACAGGGACGGATTGGGCTGGGCAGGCAAAACTGCGCCCGGCCCAATCATGCTGCCAGCCCCCCGATCTCCACCGATCACCCGCGACAACCGCGCCGAACGACCGCCCACTTTGAGCGACACCAACGCTCTCTTCGTAGAGCGGGCAAGCTCGATCGTGGCCTGGCGGATGATGTAGTAGCTCGTCAGGCCCAAGGAGGGCATTTCCACCTCGATGCGCTGCCCCGCCCGCGGGCCGAACCACTCCACATCCAATGACGCACCTATCGCAGGAAAGGCGTACTCCGCCAGCAGTGCATCGGCTGCCGCGATGCAAGCCGGTTCTGTAGTCAGCGTGCTGTCCCGTAGCTCGAAGTCAAACCACCGGCCAAACAGCATGTAGCTGATGTCCGACTGGCGCACCGTCATTAACTGCTGCTTGTAGCGGTACTGGATTTCAATCACGGCCCCGTCGACTGGTGCATCCAGCCAGCGCACGGTGCCCAGGGTGTAGTCCACTAAGCAGTCATAGTCGTTGAACTGCGTGTCGTAGTAGTCATAGCCGTGCCACTGCAACACGCCGTCTACAGTGATCTTCACGATCTCGTGGACGGGTGCGTACAGGAGCGTAAAACGAGTAGTCGTGCCATCCCCCTCGCAAATATCCGTCTGGATTGCGCTGGGTACAATGCCGCCATAGACCGTTATCCGATTCCGTAAGTCAGTTGCGTCGATATCGGGAGTAGGACTGCCGCTGGGGGGGAAGCTGGTAGTGAAATCAGCCAGCCCCAGCGCCTTGATGGCAAAGGGGGCCACGGGCAGGCTGTCGTTGACCCGGAAGATCAATTCCTTGTTTACGCTGATCGACCAGGATGCGCCTGCTAGCAGGGCCAGCCGATCCAGCAGGTCGGTCAGCTTTTCGCCGCTGGCGACGAAGTTCTGGATGGCGGGCAAGTTCGGGTCCACTTGCGTAATGATGTCGAAATCGTTCAAGCCGGCCCGACTGAACAGGTCGATGATGATCCACGCGGGCGTCTGGTTGGCATAGGTGCAGCGCACGATGGGGGTGCGGTTCAGCAGGGTGTCCCAACTCTCGCACTGCAACGACCAACGGCGGTTGCCGCCCTCGGTCAAGCCGGGCAGGGAGCGCATGATGTAGCCGCCCCAGACTGCGGTCAGGCCAATCTTGACCACAACCTGCTGCCATGCAAAGAGCAAGAGATTGTCATCCACGTCCTCGATTTCCAAACTCATTGCCCCGGTCTGACCGCCCTCATACTCCGTCCAGCGTAGAGAAGAGTTGATCAGTCGGTTGGTGCGGTCGACGTTGTCGATCAGAACCTGTACATCATCGCTCATAGGATTGCCTTCATCGTTGCATGATATCGCGCTCACGCCAGCCGCGAGACTTGCTGCCACCGACCTCGAAGGGTCTATTGCGGCCCATCGATTACTGCCAGATAAGCGGTGTGGATGTAGCCGGTCAGAGTGACCTGCTTCCACTCGCCCACGTCGCGCTTGGCGTCTACACTGCTGCGGATGTCCGGCTCGCTGTACACCGTACCGGGCGCGCTGCTCAGCGCCCACCCGATCACCTCACACTTGACCCACTGACCAGAAGGACGCGCCAGGGCCGTCGCCAGAGCATCCTTTTGCAGAACAGCCACGATGCCGTACTGCGTTCCTGCGCCAGATCGCACTTTGACGTTGCCAGTGGCTCGCAGAACAGAACCCTTTTCGATCCTCATGCTGTTATCTTCATAACCTCATGCGTCCAGATTGCTAGACGCTAGACTATTATGCGCCGCGCTGAAGCTCCCAGATAAGCTCCCGCTTGAGCGCGTCGAACTGGCTGTGGGGCAGCGGCACACCGCCGCCTGCCTGGCCGCGGAACTCGACCACCAGGTGTCGCGTGGTATCCACCTGAACGCCGCCGAGGGCCAACTGCGGCCCCACCAGCCCAGCTATGGCCGCGCCCACGTCGCGCTGGCCAGCCAGCAGGGCGTTCACGAAGCCCGCCACGAAGAACTCGCCCATCCCCATCGCCACGCGGGATGGGCTGCTTATCTGAAGCGCTTCTCCTGTAGCGCCCGCGGCCGTGTTGCCCAGGGCTGTGGCCGCCTGCTGCACCGCGCCCGCCCCTGCCGCGATCCCGTCAGCCAAGGCGCGGGCAAAGTTGTAGCCCATGTCGAAGAAATCATCCACATAGCCTTCTAGCGCCAGCAGCCCAGCATCCAGCCCGCCCTCGATGGCCGTTATGCCCGACCCGACACCCGTCCCTGCGCCCAGGATCGCGCCGGTGAGGTTCTGGAACAACTGGATCACCAGGGCGATGAAAGTCTGGAGATCGTTGGGCGTAGGCAGATTGCTGGCCTGCAAGTCTACGAACAGGCTGAGGGCATCGCGCAGCAGGCCGACCATGCGCTCGAAGGCATCAAAGAGACGCTCGGACGCCGGTATCCATAGCTCGCCGCTTTCATCGACCACGTACTCATTGAAAGCCGTGATCGTCTCGTGGATGGTGCGGATCAGCGCCTGCATCCGCACCTTGAACTCGTGTGACGAGGTGTAGGCTGCAGGATCAGCGTCTGACACCTCCACGAAGAAGCCCAGCGCCTCGGTCAACCCGCTGGTCAGCCGGCCCAGCGCATCGCCAAAGCTCGCCACCGCGGCCACAACGTCGGCGTCAAGCTCATTTTCGACAAAGGACGCAATCTCCACGAACCGCGCCTTGATCTCATCCAGGAACAGCGTCAGCCGCTCCTGGAACGTGCTACCCATGCCCACCCAGCCGACGATGCCCTGGAAGAACTCCAGCGCGCTGACCAGGCCGCCGAACACTGCCTGCATGGCCGCGCCGAAGGACGCCACCGGCGCGAACTCATCTGGGCTTTCCGGGTGGAAAGTCTCCATCACCCATGTCTGGAACTCTGCAAAGACCCGCATCACCCAGCCCTTGAAGTTCTCCCAGACCTCGCCGGTAGGGAAGTTGGCTGCCTGCGGGAAGCCCAGCGCTAACTGCAAGGCCGCCGACAGGCCGCCCATCAACCCCGACAGCGCCGATCCGAACGCCCCCACCAGCCCCATGCTGGTACCGGGATCACCCGGTTCGCCGTTAGGATCGGTCGGGACAACCGCCAACAGGTCGGTGTTGACCCAGGTGTAGAACTCCATGAAGACGCCGCGCACCCAGGCCGTGAAGGCACCCCACACGCCAGCATTCACGTTCCATGTGGTTGGGATTGTAACCGCAAGATCAAGAGCGGCTTTCAGCCCGCCCATCAGCCCGGACAGCGCCGATCCGAACGTTCCCACCAGGCCCACGCTGGTACCGGGATCACCAGGTTCGCCGTCTGGGTCAGTCGGGACAACCGCCAACAGATCGGTGTTGACCCAGGTGTAGAACTCCATGAACACCGCCCGCACCCAGGCCGTGAAGTCGTCCCATGCGCCCTGATTGATGCTCCACGCCTCGGGCAATGCCAGGGCCACGTCCAGCGCGGCCCGCAGGCCATTCATCAGACTGCTCAGGGCTTCGGCTACCGCGCCCACCAGGTCAAGCTCGCCGTCGTCGAAGACGGGGACAGGGGGCCGTGTCGTGCCGCCCGTCCAGCCGTTGACCCAGGTGTAGAACTCCATGAACACGTCTTGCACCCACCCGATGAAGGCGTCCCAGGAGGGTGGCTCCGTCCAGGTGGCGGGCATTGCCAGGGCCAGCGCCAGCGCATCGGCCAGGCCGTTCACCAGGCTGCTCAACGTCTCGCTGAACTGTGTCACCATGTCCAGCGCTTCCTCGTCAAGGACAGCAACCGCCGTGGACAGATCGGCGATGATGTTCACCCACTGGCGTGCAAAGCGACTGAACTTCTCCTCCAGGTCGGGCATCAGCCGCCATGCGCGCATGTCCGCGGCCAGCTTGATGGCCTTGTCCCAGGGGGCCAGCACGTCCGACAGTTTGCGCCCCACCAGCGCCGCCTTTTCCAGCGTCTCACGGCCAACCCGATCAACAACGCTTTCCAGGGCCAGCGCCAGGTCCCCGGCGATCTCCGCCAGCAAGCCCGCTTTCTCCGAAATGCCAGCAGTCTCGATGCGAGTGTTCAGCGCAACCACCGCATCGACGATGGCTTGCCAGGGGGACAGGGCTGTGATGATCATCTCGGCCTTGGCGGCCACCTGCTCAAGCACGCCCCAGGGCAAGTACTCGATCAGCCAGTTCGTCCACTCCACCAGGCTGTAGGTCAACCACATCAGCCGCTTGGCTGGTTCTGCGTGGGTGGTGGGCCGTGCGCCGTCAGCGTCGTTGATGGCCTGAACGGCATCGGCCACAGCCCGCCACGGAGACAGCGCTCGCACGATCATATCTGCCTTGGCGGCCACCTGCTCAAGAACGCCCCAAGGCAAGTACTCGATCAGCCAGTTTGTCCACTCCACCAGGCTGTAGGTCAACCACATCAATCGCTTGGCTGGCCCCTCGTGGGTGGTAGGTCGTGCGCCCGCTGTGCTGTCGATGGCTGCGATTGCCTCGGCCACAGCCCGCCAGGGGGCCAGCGCCTTGACGATCATCTCGGCCTTGGCGGCCACCTGCTCAAGAACGCCCCAGGGCAGGTACTCGATCAGCCAGTTTGTCCATTCCACCAAGCCGTGGGTGAGCCACATCAGCCGCTTGGCCGTGTCCGCCACCCTAGCCCCTGCCACGCTGTAGATGGCCTGAATGGCGTCGGCCACGGCCGTCCAGGGGGCCAGCGCCTTGACGATCATCTCGGCCTTGTCGGCCACTTGCTCCAAGACGCTCTGGGGAAGGTAGTTGATCAGCCAGTTCGTCCACTCCACCAGGCTGTTGACGAGCCACATCAGACGCATGGCTGCATCGGCCACCCGCGCACCGACCACATCAGCCACGGCCTTGACAGCCTCGGCGGCCGCAACCCAGGGAGACAGCGCTCGCACCACTGCGTCAGCCTTGTCGGACACCGCATCCAGCAGCCCCTGCGGCAGGCTGTTCAACAGCCAGCCCATCCACTCGATCAGCCCGTGCGCCACCCAGATAAGGCGTTTGGCTGCGTCTTCGATATGCACGCCAGCAACGCTGGCAACTTGCTGCACGGCATCGACCAGGGACGCGAGGCCAGCCGCAGCCGCACTAAGCGTCTCCGATAACATGGCGATGCGTAGCATCTTGTCGGCGCTCAGGCCATCCGCAATGCCCGTCAGCGCCGTCACCAGCCGCGGCACGTAGGTCTCGATCAGCGCAATCACGGCCTGCACAGCCTGACCCGCGGTGGCGGGCAAGGTGGTTCGCGCCAGCGTCAACAAGGGCTGGATCACGGTGTTCAGCCCCTGAAACACGTCGGCCAGCGGCTCCATCACCGCCCGCAGGCTGTGCAACTGGTAGCCCTCGTTGCCCGTGAAATACTCGGCCAGCCCCACGAACGAACGGGCAATCCGCTTGATGTCCTCGATCAACAGGTTGATCTTCTCGCCCAGCAGCTTGGGGCTGGCGTAGTTGCCCAGATTGGCGATAGTTCCCAGCGCCGATGAGATACCCGACATCATGGCGCTGATGGTCTCCGACACCTGCTGAACAAGCTCGGGCGTGGCGTTCTGGATACCGACAATCAGGCCAGCCACCAGGTTCTTGCCGATCTCCATCATCAGTAGCGACGGGGAGGCGATGCCGAAGAACTTCCACAGCGGTTCGGGGATCACCCGCTTGGCCCAGCCGATGATCCACTCCTTGAACCGTTCCGCTTGATCGGCGATGCCCCGGATCAGCCCGTCCACCAGGTCTTTGCCCACCTGCCACAGATAGTCGATCCAGTTGACCGCCCCGCGCAGGTTGTCGCTCACGAACGACGACATAGCGGCCAGCGTCTCGCCTGCCTTGGCGCTGATGCCGGTCAGCAGGCCGGCGATCAGCGCCTTGCCCTGCTCTGGCAGTTGCTTGACCCAGTCAATCGTGGCCTTGATTTGGTCCATCAGGTTGTTGAAGGCCATGACCGCCGCTTCCACCGTGTCACTGTTCTCGTAAATGGCATTCCACGCGCCAGACAGCAGGACCACGAAGAACTTGCCCAGACCCTCGATGAACGCGCCGATCCCGGCCGCCAGAGACCCCAGGAAGCTGGCCCCGTCACCCTCGGAACCGAACATGGTCGTGAACCACTCGACCAACTTGCCCACCAACTCCGGCAGCTTGATGAACAGGAAGTCGATCATGCCTGCGATAGCTCGGCCCAGCAGATCGCCCAAGTCCATGCCCCAGGTCTGGTAGTGGGTGGACACGAACTCAGAGAGCTTTCCCCACAGGTTGCCGATCCACTCGCCCAGCTTTGCTCCCCACTCAGAGAGCTTCTCGCCCAGGCCAGCCAGCACGCCCGCAATCCACTGTCCAACGGCTGTCAGGGTGTCCACAGTCAACTGCTGGCCGCCTGTGTTCCACCACAACGCCAGATTGCTCCACAACTGGCTGGTGTAGTTGGTGATCTCCATCGCCAGGTTTTGCCCAACCTCCCACAGCGCCAAGCCGATCTCGGCCAGCGCGCGGCCCAGCGCCGCTAGGGTCTCTCTGACGATCACCCCACCGCCGTCGTTCCACCAGTCCACGATCCCGCCCCACAGGTCTCCAATGAAATCCAGCAGGCCGCCGCGGGCGTTCTCACTGAATTGCCCGAGACCACGAACCACGTCGGCCAGCCATTGGCCGATGCGCTCGATGGTGCCGGTGACGAGAGCGCCCCCGCCCGTCGCCCACCAGTCTTTGACATTGGCCCAGATGCCGCCAGCCCACTCACGCACCTGCTGACCCAACTCGTCGGCCTTGGCGCGCAGATCGTTCAGGATGCCAGGCACAAACTTGCCGAACTCGTTGCGCGCCTGGTCGATGGCCGCCGACAGGCCGCCCTTCTCGAAGGCCATGCGGATGCGGTTGAAAGCGCCTTCCACCAGGTCGCCGATGACCTCCAACGCCTTGACCGTTTCGGCATCCGCACCCAGCATCGCCAGCAGACCGGGCACGCCGCCCGTCTGGAAAGACAGGACAATCTCTTTCACCCGCGCCAGCGCGCCGCCTATCTTCTCTCCGATGGCGTCTCCGATCTCTCTGATACGGGCCAGTGTCTCTGGGCTGGCGAGCTTGTCAACGAAGTCCGCGACGTAGGGCTGGATGGCCTGGAATGTGCCGGTGAAGAACTCGCGCAGGCCGATCTTCTTCAGGTCGCTCATGGTGGAGGTCAAGCCCTGCCACGTCCGGGTTTGCTCCCTGGCTGCTCCACCAAAGTCCTTCTCAAAGCTCTCGACGATAGCCATGATGGCCTTGTCGGCCGGGATCAGACCTTGCTCCTGCATCTTGACGAGCTCTTGCGTGGTCACGTTGAACGCGTCAGCCAGGATTTTGCGCACGTTGACGCCCGCGTTGGTCAACTGCAAAACCTCCTGCCCCGCCAGCTTGCCCTTGGCCTTGACCTGACCCAGCGCCAGGGAGATCAACTCGACCTCCCTGGTGGTGCGCCCCGTACCCGCTGCGTAGTCTGTGGTGGCCTGCACCAGCCGTTGCAGGGAGATCTCGGCGTCCACTTGCTCCTGCGTCAGCTTGCCCGTCTCCACCGCCGCGGCCAGCGCCTGTTCGGTGACGAAGCCGTAGGAAGCCGCGGTACGCATGGCCTGCTGCACCCCTTCCTCGTCGAAGGGGCTGTTGATGTTCAACTGCTCCTGCCAGTGCAGCAGTTCTTGCGTGATCTCAGCCGCCCGCCGCTCGGCCTCGGCCTCATCCAGCACGACCTCAGTGGAGCGCTGCACGATGTCCACGTACTGGCCCTGCTTGCCCTCCAGGTTGGCAATGGCTGCGGTGGTGTCGTCGTAGCGGTCTCTCAGTTGCGCCATCCTGGCAGCATGAGTCTGGACAGCCAGCCCCTCCGCGCCCCAGCGCTCCACAAGCTGGCGGTGGCGCTCATCCTCCTCTTGCAATTGCGCCGCGTACAGGTCGCGCTGGCGCCCAAGGTCTTCAAGCTTCTCCTTTTCCTGCGCGGTCAACTCAACCCTGCGTTGCCCCACCACGTTGACCCGCTCCAACGTGGCGGCCTCCATCAGATCGCGTTTGGCAAGGGTCTCCAGGGAGAGGGAGAGACGCTCGTAGTCGCCGTAGGCGTTGAACGCCTCACCGGCCAGCGACTTGAAGCCGTTGATCACCGCGGGGATGGCCTGAGCGACGAGGAAGCCGGTGGCGGTCTCGGCGATGCGACGCAGGGAACCGCCCGCACTGTCGGCCACCTGGCGCGCCGTAGCGTCCACCTGGGCCATGCCGCGCTGGTAGTCCCTGGTGTCAGCCCCCACCGAGAAGTACATCGATCCGATCTGAATGGCCATCTATAGCACCTGGTAGCAAGACAGCACGCCGCAGCGCCGGCACTTGATTTCGATGTCCGCCTGTTCGACGCTGCCGGGCGCCACACGTCCGGCAGCGTCGAACAGGCGCGCTCGGCAGGCCAGGCAGCGAACCTCAAACCGTTGCGCCGCGCTCAGCTGCCCGTTCTGCGGCCCGTGCTGCATGGTAGGCAGTGAGCTTGGCTTGCAACTCACCGGCGATATCGTCATCGGACAGTCTCACACCCGGCGTGATGCCGGGAATTACGGCGCTGGATTGTCGGGGCGCAGCATGACCCAGAGACTCAGTCAGGCTGGCGCTCAGTTCGCCGAGTTGTTCACCGCGCTGGCCAGGGTGCGCCGCCGTCGCTGCGATGCGCAGGCGCCGCAGATCCTCCGCCGCTCGCATCTTGCGCACCGCGCGCAGCAGGGCGAAGAAACGGCTGGCGGGCATGGCCAGCGCGGCCTCGGCCGTGTAGCCTGGATACCAGTGGAGAAAATCCCCCAGCATCCAGGCCACATCTATTCCCCCGGTTCGTCGTCCTCGTTCTGAACGCCATCCGGGACGATGCTCTCTTGCAGTGCCTGGCCGATCTCCATCAGCTCTTCCAGTTGCAGCCCGCCAACCGGGAAATCGGGCAGCAATGTCAGGATCAGTTCCTTCAGCCGGACAATCATCTCGATCTGCTGCGCAGTGCTGACCGTGCCGTTGTCCTCGGCCAGCTTTGTCCGCCCGAACTCGGCCTCGATCTCCATCAACGCCAAAATCGCGTCAACGCTGGGAGTTCCAACGACGTGCTTCTTGCCCTTGAAATCGACGATGACCACCTGGGTGATCGACTTCTCGGCGCGGGACTGCTGAAGGTTCAGGATAATTCGTTGTGGCATCATGTGCTCCTAGGCCGTCATGCGGCTCGTGTGGGCCAGCTACTTCCCAAACTCGAGGAAGCCCGGCAGCTTGTTGTAGTCGGTCAGGGTGTACAAGCCGAAGAACGTGACCGGCAGCGTTGCCTCCTTCGCCCTGCCGAAGCTGATCGAGTCGACCTCCACGTAGGCGACGGGGATGGTCGCCCGCAGCGGCTTGTTGTCGTTGCGGGTCAAACCTTCCAGCTTGACGTTGGACAGCTCGACAGGATTGTTGAGCGTGCCGCCGCCGAACTTGTAGCTCGATCCGCTTGAGTCCGCGCCCAGCTCCGCCAGGATGGCGGACAGATTGGTCCAGCCAAACTCGGCCAGCGTCGCCTTCATGCGGAAAAAGCCCCGGGCGATCTTGCCGGTGCCGGCCAGCTCCCCCAGCGACTGAGCGATGTCGGGGTAGTAGTGCTCAACGCCCCACTCGATGGAGAAATCACCGACAGTTGCGCCGAGATCGACCGCGCCGACCATCATGTATCCGTTGTTGCCGTACAGGATGTTGTTTCCGGTACTGGCGGAAATGCCACCCATTTGGTTGCTCCTTTATAGAAATTCGTGCAAGAGGGCCGCGGCCCGCTCGCCGGCCTTGCGCCAGGTCCAGTTGCGTTCCACCATCGCGCTGGCGCGCTCGCCGATGGCGTACAGCCTTTCTCGCTCGTCGTGGGCCCAGCGCAGGTGAGCCACGGCGGCATCGAAGTCAGGTTGCAGGAAACTGGCGTCATGCTGAAAGCGCATGGAGTAGATCGCGTCTCGCGCTACGCCCTCGCACGGCACCAACAACGCCACGTTCTCGCTCAGATAGTCCAACATGCCGCTGTTGGACGTGCAGATCACAGGCAGCCCCGTCGCCATCGCCTCGAGCGGCATCAGCCCGAAGCCCTCGCCGGACGACAGATACAACAGCACATCGCCCGCCTGCAACCAGGCCACGATCTCGCTGGCCTTCCAGTCGCCCTTGCGCACGATCACGTTCTCCAGGCCCGGCATCGGGCCGTCTCTCGCCACCGTGTCGTCGGAGTTGACCTTGATCTCCAACACTGCATCCGGCAGCCCGGCCGCATCGAAGACCTGGGCCGCGAGGAGTAGGTTCTTGCGGCTGATCAGCCCGCGGCCCCAGGCCCGTACCCGGAACGTGCCATCCCGGCCGCGGCGCGAAACCGGGCGGAAGATCTCCGTATCGACGCCGTAGCCGCCCACCTTCACCGGCCGAGTGACGCCGCTCTCGATGAACAGATCGCGCACCCACGCGCTGGGCGCCCACACCCCGCGGCCGCGGTTGATCACGTCCACCCAATCCGGCGGCGCCGGCGTGGCCTCATACATGGTGTGGAAAATCAGATCAGGTCGTGGCTCTTTGCCCAGCAGCCACGACCACGGCAAGCCCACGATCACAGCCAGGTCATAGTCGAAGCCGCTGGTAAATTCGACGCCGGCCTTCTCTAGCGCCCAGCCCAACATCTTGCCCACCACGCCATAGCCGAACGGCGCACCAGGCTGCGCAACCGATCCGTAAGCAATTCTCATATCGGCGTCTCCGACACGCGCACCCTGGCGCGAATAATCCAGCGCTGCCACAGGGTCTCAGGCTCCCGAAAATACATCGGGCCGGCCACGATCTCGCCCGGGCCCACGTAGACCTTTTTACCGGCCAGTGTCACCGCGCTGACTGCCATGCGATGCAGCACGCCGCACAGATCGTCGGCCACGACTCTGGCTTCCTCGGCTGTGACGCCGTAGCACCACAAGGAGAATACCTCGTCGATCACCGGCAAGTCCAGATCGATGGGCCCGCCATCGGGCAGGATCAGAACAGCCTTGCGCGGCTTCCAGCCGGCCGGCAGTTCCGCGCCGTGCAGGTCGATGTTTGCGCGCAAACCAATACCGTCCAGGTAGGTGATCAACGCCGCCAGGCTGTCGGTGGTCTTGCTCATTCGGGCAACCAGGTAGCCGACACCGGCGCATTGCCGATGCGGGCATAGCCGCGCTGGTACTGCTCGACCCAGCGCATGGCGGTGGTGCGGGCCAGGTGGGCAAAGTCGCGCTGGGCCATGACCATAGCCGGGAACAGCCAGGGGTAACGGTAGTGCGTCCCAGCCCTGGTCGTCCAGCCCATCTCCAAGTACAGGCCATAGTCCAGATCGGTCGAGACCGCCGTCACCCAGGACAGGTTTGTGGGCATACCCTCGAACAGCAAGTCGCCGCCCCAGCCCTCAGTCACCTTGAGGCTGTCCCGCAGCGCACCTGTGTCCACATGGTCAGACCCAGGCCGGTGCGGGTGGGGACCAGGGCCTTTGCCAGGGGCCACATTCTCGCGGGCATACTTCAGCCCACGCTGCGCCGTGTTGCGCGAGATCCGGGCCGCCAGGCTGTCCGAACCGCGGAACGCCAGCGGCGCGATGTCGGTAGACTTAAGTTCGACCGTAACTTTGATCATCGCACGATCACCTGCAAGTGCGGGGCAACCAGGGTGTGGAAGGCCAGGATCAGCGCGGCCGCGGCGGCCAGGGCCAGCACCAGCGTCCGTCTCGGTAGCACCACGGCTCGGTTCAGGTCGTCCACCTCGGTCTGGATGGCGATCACCTGCTGTTCCAGCATGGCGATACGGCCGTTCAAGAACACGGGCGGCTCGAAGTCGGAGGTGCGGGCGCGCATGATCTCGGCGCTGTTGAGATAGGCCTCCCAATAGTCCGCACCCAGGGCCAGCGCGGCGTAGAAGGCCGCAGCCCAAGCGATGGCGGTCTGGTCGCTCACGTCGTCGCGCCAGCCAATCACCCGCGGCGCGACGCCGGCCCGGTACAGCTTGGCCGCCATCGCCACACTGGCGCAGGTGTTGAGTAGCACAAGCTCCACCTCCGACGAGCGCAGCGCCATCTCCAGATACTCGTCGCCCAGCGGCCCGTCGCTGACCTGCACGCTGTCCACACAGCCGTGACCGGCGAAGTGGACAATCTGGTAGCGACCGTTGGCGATCTCCTTGAGCGCCTCGCGACTCGAAACGTAGCCGTGTAATGTCGCAACCCGCATCCCGTTGGCGGCGGCCACGATATCAGCAACGGTATTCAAGCTGCTACCCGGCGCGATGATCAGAATACCATTGCTCACTACTGCACTCGTTTCAGCTCTAACTTGAGCACGTCCTGCGCGCCGGCCATATCGACAACACGCACGATGTCGAAGGGTCCGGCGTCTAGCGTTGCGCTGTCCGGTCGTTTCACATCGACGACCCGATGTAGGCTCTCCGGGCTGGGCGTGCTGCCCTGGGCCACGAGCGATGCCGGTGCGTCGCCGTAGGCGATGAAGAGATAGTCGCTGGCCACCAACGTGCCGGATTTGCCGTTGCCGACCATCTCCAGATGCCGTATGCTGTTGCTATCCAGACGCTGTATCCTACACGCCACCGTGGTCGTAGCTGCCGGCGTGCCAAAGTCCAACTCAGTCTGGCCAGGATGGTACGGAGAGCCAGACGCCACAATCCGGGCGCGCTGGATCGTGCAGGTGTAGCGATGGAGTTCGTCAGCGCCGATCATGGGCAGATCCTCGGCTGTAGCCATCGATGCGGCTGACGAAGGTTGCCTGCGCCGCGCTCGAGCGTCCCTGCTTCTCCAACTGGTCAGCCAGTTGGAGCCACTGCTTTACCATGCCGCCCAGATCACGCTCGTAATCGCCTTCCCGCAGCCGCTGCGCCAGCTTGCTTTTGCTGGCGGCTACAGCCCGGCACGCCGCGGCCGCGGCCAGATGCGCCTCGCCATGCTGACCCAGGAAGTACTCGATCTCAGCATCCTGGAACAGCGCGCTGGCGGCAACCGTGTCGCCGATCAGCAAGCGCACCCGCTCCAGATCAGTGTCCAGCGCGCCGGTGTAGGAAAAAGCCATTGCGTGCGTCCTCGCGGGATCGGTCTGCTTACTTGCCGCTTACCCAGAAGTTCACATCGCGCACCTGCGCGGTGGGAACCGGCGTGGCCGCGAGGTTGTAAACTGTCATGGTGATCCGGTTGCCCGCGCCGATCTGTGCGCCGCAGTGCCAGCCGCCAGTCGCCACCGGGTTGACCACGGTGCAGCCGTATGCCTCCACCGTGGAGATAGCCATTGGGGTAATCGCCGCTTTGGTCACGTTGGCTCTGCGCCCCGCTTCATACAGCAAGCCGCTGGCCCCGGTACCCACAGGGTATACGCCTCCGTTGAAGGTGATGTCGCCAGCCAGCTCCAGACTGTCGAAGTTAGTGACTCCGCCGGCCGGCGGTTCCCACGCCAGCACGGCGATCTGCGCTTCCAGCGCGTCCAGCTTCGGCTCCACAACCATCACGTTGTAGCCGAACACGGCCAACAGCGCGATCGCGGCGCTGAGCACGATGCCGATGATGGCGCTCGTCTGTTCCTTGCTCATAATGCTCCTTTCGCGGGTCATTGCCCGTCGTCGTAGAAGATGGTCACCTTGACCGCGCCGACCAGCGCGCCGCCCGCCTCCGCCACGGCAACCTGCAGGTTGCCGTGGAAGGGGATGGGGACGGCGGAGTTGGTGATGGCGGCGTTGGCGGGGCTGACCGCCCCTGCCCGCGGGTAGTACCAGCCATCGGTCTTGTTGTTGGTCACGGTCAGGATGGAAAGCGCCGGGCCGGCCGGATTGACGACCGAAATCACCACGTCCGTACCAGCCGCTGCGCTGGCGTGATAGTCGATGCCCACGGCCAGGATCCGGCCGCTGCGCACCACCGCGTCAGTGGCGGCGCCCGCGCCATCGGCCGCGCTGTCCACGCTCAACTGCACGATATCCATGCTGCACCGCCTTACGGCTTGCTCGACGCAATCCAACGCCAGTTGGAGTAGCGCAAGCTGAAGCGCATGTAGGCGCGGAACTTGGCCACCATCGTGTCGAAGTCCTCAGTCTGGCCGAATTCCAGCGGGATCCGATCGTACCACTTGAGGAAGCGCTTCATCAGCCGGCTATCGGCCAGGAACCAACGGGTGCTGTCCGTCAGAAAGTCCCAGACCACCACGTTGTAGCGGCTGCGGTGGAAGTTCCCGGTCAGGTTGGCCGAGCCAGGCTCGTAGATGCTAGGCGTTTGCACGATCTTCCACGCCTGCTCCTCGAGCTCGGGCGGCACGATCAGCGTGTCCGGCTGGACGTTGGCCAGGTTGCCGCGGTCGTCGGTCCAGCCCCGCATGGCCAGGCGCACGGTCGAGATGCTCGAGTTGGACAGCGCCAGCGCGAAGAGATTGCCCTGCACCGTCGCGTCAGAAGGCGACAGCGGGTGGTTGGCCGAGATCAGCGGCACGCCGTCGTAGCCAACAGCGCTCGCGGCGTCGTTGAACAGCGCCGCCGCCTTGGTCTCCCGCGTGCGAAACGCCGCCCGGCCCAGATCGATAGCGCGGTCGCGCATCACGTCGTACTGGTTGTCGTCATAGAGCGTCCGCTCGATCTGGAAGCCCTTGGCGAACTCGGTGTGCGTCCAGGTCGCCGGCCAAAGCTGCTCCGGGCTGTCGTACTCGATCCGCCCCTCGAACTCAGGGAACAGCCCCATCGAGCCGATACCCTGGTCGGTCTCGGTCGCCTTGCTGGATGTCTTGACCGAGTACAGCAGCGGGATCACCGAGGGGATCACGCTGTATTCCTCCCAGAAGACCTCAGTCAGCCCAGGGGCCAGGAGGGCGCCAAAATGCTCACTTACTGCAATGCCAGTGCCAGGCATAGGTCAGTCTCCTTGTGTAGTTTGTCAGGCCGCGGGCGATCAACCCACGGTCAGATAGTGTTGGCTGCGGCAGATGCGCACCAGCGTGCGCTCGCTGGCCGAGGACGGCGCGACCACGACCAGATCGGCGTTGCTCGAAGCCGCCACGCCCAGACCGCCCGATGCAATGTCCAGCGTCGCGCCGGCAACGCGAGCATTCGCGTCGGCCACCGCATAGACCGCATCAGGGTCGATGATCACCGACACCGACAGATCTCCGTTGCTGCCACTGGTGTTATCAGCCGCGCCCAGAGCGATGCCGGCCAGCGTGGTGTCAGCCGTTGCAGCACCATCAACGAATCCGCTCTCGATGTTGACCAGCTCGCCAGCAGAAATCACGCTCGCTGCCTTGACCGGCAACGGGATCATCGTCGGCGCGCCCCCGCTCATCTTGTAGGCAAAAGAGAAGCCCATAGTTGTTACCTCGCTTGATAGTTACTGTGCCAGGCGCTTGGCATAGGCATCCAGGGGCACACCTAGCTCCCTGGCCGCCCGCTCCTGCGCCGGCGTCAGTCTCGGCAGGTCGTTGCCCTGCCCGCCACCTGCGGCGCCATCGATCACCGGCGACGGCGTCTTGCTGATGTAGTCCGGCCGCTCCTTGGCCAGCGCCTCCAACGCCTCTCGGACGCCCACCACCGCGCCGCTCTCGTCGATAGAAACGGCGGCCAGGTCGGCCAGGCGGTGGATGTCGTTGGGGTACTTGAAGCTCATGGCGGCGGCCAGCGCCGTGACCTCGGACTGAATCAATCGCTGCTGCGAACGTGTCAGCGCCTCATCTCGCTCACGCTCCGCCGTCGTCGCGCGTTCTTCCAGCGCCGTGATACTGGCAGCCAGCCGTTCCTGCTCGCTGAGATGCGCTTTCTCCATCTCGACCAGCCTGGCGGCCTTGGCTTTCAACTCGTCATAATCGGCATACTTCGCCTTCATGCGGCCGATACGTTCCTGCACAATGCGGTCGATGTCGGCCTGGGTGTACCCGCTTCCAGCGCTCTGCGCTTCGCCGGTCGAGGTGTTGTCGTCGTTCTGATCTGGCATGGCGGAGTTCCTCGCTTCCGTGATCACCGCTCACGTGGGCGTCTATGCTTTCCTCGGCGTCCCTCTCGGAAAAACAAAAAGACCTGCATCCAGTTAGGGCGTACTGGACGCAGGTCTTTTTGTGGCCCTGACGGGCCTCTCACAGGGAGGAGGATCGACGCTTTCAGGATAGCACACTTGTACTAAAAATGTCAAGCGCTTTTTTGCGCCAGCGCAAAAAGCGCTGGCAGGCTAATCTCGTTGATGTGGTTTTCGCCCTTGTGGCGACTCTCGACAATCAGCCGTTCGCCGTGCAACGTCGCGAACGGCAACCCGCAGCAGGCGCAACGCAGCACCACGGAGTCATGCACCAGTGGATCGTTTGGCCTTCGTTCTTCCATGCACCACCGCCACCACAAACGTCTGTCCGGTCTTGAGCGTCACGCGCGCGCTGTCATCGCTGACGATCTCCACCCGCTCGATGATCGAAGCGTTGACCAGTTGGGCAAACACGTAGCGGGCAAAGCCCTCCGGCGTCATTGGGATCATCTATACTCCTTCTCGCAACGGCATTCATTGATGCCTTCGCATGGCGGGCCGCCCGGCGCCGGCAACGTCCCGATAGCCCGCCAGCCCTTGGCCGCCAGGCTGGCGCACGGATCGCAGGTGCCGCCATCGCCCACCGCGATGCGCCGCTCCTGCCTGCGCCCGCGACCCTTCTCGTCGGCCGTGCGCGCCTTCCAGTAGCTTTGCCGGCCCGCGTCGGCGTACAGTCCGGCGCGCCAGCGTATCTGAGCGGGGGAGAGCTTGCCGGCCGCGATGTCGCGGGCGAAGCCATCCAGGTAACGGTACTGCTCCTTCAACAACAACGTCACCCGGCGCTTGTCGGCCGGCGTGATGTTCTGCCAGCCGCCCCGGGCCAGCGCAGCCTGTTGCAGGTGGAGCGTCTTCAGCCGGTCGGCCATGCCCTGCTGCCACTGCGCCAACGTGATCCTGCCGTCTGTCAGGGCCTGCGACAAGCGCACGATCTCCCGCGCGTGGTAATCGATCCGCTCCTGGATCAGCGCCATGATCCGCTCCCGGCTGACCATCACATACGACGGCAGCGGGCCGTGGAAATTGCCCGTGCGCCGGTCATAGACATAGCTCGGCAGGTCGAAAAGCTCGACGCGGTTCGGTGGTGGGGATGGCATCAGAACCTCAACGGCTGAGCAATCGTCCAGCTTTGATTGCCCCACGCGCTCTCACGCTCGCCGATGTGCTCGGCCAGGTCCAACGCGGCCAGCCGCCAGCCGTCCGCACGCAACTGCGCACAAATTTCGAGATCCTCCCCGCCCGTTTTGTGGGCCACCGGCCCGATCTGCGGCCAGTCAGCGGCGCGAAACGACCACGACGAGCCGGGGATGCTCTCACGCATCAGCACCCTCTCGCCGGCGATCTGCGCCACCTCGCTCACCGCGTTCCAAAGATAGCTCGGTTCCCAATGAAGACAAGCCATCACCACATCGGCCGGCGCATCCATCCAAAACGCCATCAGGCGACGCAGCCAGCCGGGCCGGTAGGCATAGTCGTCGGCGGAGAACACTACCACATCTGGATCAAAGTGCAGGCAGCGCCCGATCACGGTATTCATACTTTGGCCCACGGTGGGAATGCTGAGACAGACGCCACCGTAGGACTCGACGTAAGCCCGCTGGGCAGGATCCGCGCTTCCGCCGTCTACCAGCGCCAGGTCAAACGGATAGCCGGCCGTGCCCAAGCTGTCGATGGTGCGCTGCAGCAGGTGAAAGCGGTTGTAGGTCAAAACACCCACAGCCGCGGTCATAATCTCGCCCATGTGCCCAGCGCCTCCAGCGCCACGCGCCAGCCGAACGACGACCGGCCAGCGTGGTAGGTGATCGGCGCCTCGACGACCCGCAAACCCTGCCGCAGCGCCTCGCCCAATACCTCGATCTGCCAACCGTGCATAGTTGCCCGGTATGACGCCTGCACCAGCCTGCTCAGCGTTGGCCGCGAGAACGCCCGTAGCCCGCTCGTCCAGTCGGTGATGCAGACCCCGGTCCGCAGCCGGCACGCCGCAGCGGCCAGCTTGGACATCTCCCGGCGCAAGGGCCTGCCGCGGTAGACGCTGCCAGACATAAATCGGGAGCCGATAGCCATGTCAGCCCCACTGGCTTTGAGCACATACAGCAGCCTGTCAGCGTCGGCCTGCATGTGGCTGCCGCCCGCATCGATCTGGACAACCCAACTCACCCAGGCGTCTTCTAGCGCCATCTCCCAGCCGGCCAACAGGGCATCACGGATGGAGATACGGGGCATCCTTAGCACATGGGCGCCTGCTGCCAGCGCCAGATCAGCCGTGCCATCAGTCGAGCCGGCATCCACCACCAGCACATCCAAACCTCGACTGCGTAGTCCGCTAACCAACGAGACGATGGTATCCGCCTCGTTGACCGTCGTCGTAATGGCCAGATCGTTCATGTCGCCACCACCTGCCGAGCATGGAGCAGCCCCGGCAGCCCGGACGTGCCATCCCAATCGGCCATAGCCCGCGCCACGTCATCAGGGCTGATCTCGGCCAGCGCCAGCAGGTCCTCCAACGGCAGCGGATCGCCCAACGCCACAGGACCCGCGGCCGGCTGCAACCGTTCCATCTGCGCAGCCAGGCCGCTCTGCACCAGCCCTTGAGCTTCCAGCGCCTTGATTACGTCAATCTTCTGCGTCACTGTTGACCTCCTTGGTCTCTTGCATCAAGCGCAGCGCATCAGCCACCAAAGCAGCCTGGCGTGCCTGCCCGCGGCGCAACATGGCCAGCTGGTCCTCCTCGCTCACCCCCATCTCCTTCCACGCTTGCTCTTTGTCGATCAGGCCAGCCTGAAAGTCAGCCCGCAGCTGCGCCCGATACTGGTTGTCATCCCTCGCCTCCACCGACCTCCACTGCGCCGAAAGCGTCAGGTTCGCCATGCTATCGTAGCCGCCGCCGAAAGCGTCATGCAGCCGTAGCGCCATGTAAGCCACGTTTTCCCATGCGTTGCCGAACTGCACCGTCGCCGCCTTGGCCTGCGCCACCAGGCCAGCCTCCCTCTCCTTGAGGCTCTCGCCCGACTCGCCCGATGAATAGCCGACGAACAGGGAGAGGGGGCGGCGGGTGACGATGGCAACCGTCTTGCAGAACAGCCAATACGCCTCCATCAGCGCCGTGAGCGTCCCGGCGCCGATCTTGCCGAAGCTGGCCGCAGGATCTGTGTCCTGCCAGAACGCTCCCGGCGCCACCAGCGGAGATTGAACGAACGCGCCGCCCGTCTTCGTGTAGATGCCAAAGCCCTCCACGTCAGCCGCGGCCAGGATGTCCAACACGGTCTTGTTGAGCGCCGTCTGGACGCCGATCACATCGGCCAGTTCCGAGCGGCCCGTTTGTCGATTGAGAAACGGGATCACCGGCACGCCCAGCGGCTCGCCCGTCCTGGGGTGCGTCCAGGGGGTGGGCCAGGGGGAGCCGTACTTGACCCAACCCGCCTCGCCTATGCCGGCATCGCCGCCCAATGCAAGGTACTTCTCCACCCGATCTGGAAAATACAGATTGAGTCGACGGCGGATGACGATCTCGCCCGACTCGTCGAACTCCTCGCGCCAGCGCTTGCTGGCAAAGAGGACGCGCGAATCCGGCCGGCCCGCCCAATGGACTTTCACCCCTTCGTCGCCATCCCACGCCTCGTTCTCGTGGAACGCTGGCCGGCCAAGATCGCCATCCCACTCAACGATGACAAAGGCTTGCCCGTCACGGCCCGCAGCCTGATGCACGTGCATCTGGCTGCCATCCATGCGATTAGCCTGCCACCAGTCGTCGAGCAGGTCATCCACGTCGTCGTTCCCAGACGAAAAGCCCGTCAGCACCAGCCGTTCCGCCAGGCTGTCCACCACCAGCCCCATCAGGTTGACGGCGAAGGACGTCCCCGACGAAACATTGAGAAACTCGGCCAGCCGCTGGGTAAGCATGCTGCCCTGGTCGCCGTCATAGAACTCGCGGTACAGCGTGACCGCTTTGGCCGCGGCTGACTGGTCTTCCGCCAGCAGCCGCAGATACGCGCTTTGCACCGGATTGACCGGCGTTCGTGAATAGAGTGCCATTATCGCCTCACAATGCCTTGGTCATGCTGGCCTGAGATCCGCCGGCCAGCTTCGAGAGCGCGCCGGACGACGCGTCCACCTGGTCCTTGTACTTGCCGTTGGGGAAGCCGACCAGTTCGTCCAGGTAGACCGTGTTCCACGCGCCGCGCACCAACAACACGTTGCCGGCCTCGGCCTGGGCGGCCAGCGGCCGCGCGCGGATCGCCTTGTCACCCGTGGGCCTGTCGGCGCGCACCACAAAGCCGGCCAGGTTGCGGATCGTCGCCTTGGCGCTGTCCTTGCCGCCCGATCCCGGCTCCTGCTCGACCCAGATATCGACCACGCCATAGCGGTCGCGGTCGAGTTCCGCTGTCTGCTTGATGGTGCTCTCGCGCTCGAACTCGCTCCACTGCCCGCGTACCACATCCTCGACATAGAGAAGCCCGTTGTAGGTGTGCAGCATCAACACGCCCGCGGTGTATGCGCCAGCGCCCTCGGTGCCGGCCTTGTCCCAGTAGCGCACCCGTCGCCCCTCGCGCGGCGACACGTCCGCCAGGCGGAACCAACCCCGTTTGAACATGCTGCCTTCGGGCGCAATCGGCGTGCCTTGAAATAGGCAGTGCCAGGTCAACGGCCCCACGGTGATGCGTATGCCGCGCAGCCGGCCAGCGCTGTAACGGTCTGGCCACAGCGCATCACCGGCCGCCAGCCAGTCAGTGTCAACCACTGTATGCCCGACCTCGCGCCACTGGTTGCGCACGCCGGCGATGTCCTGCTCCCAGATAGCCGGCAAGTGCAGGATCGTCCAGGCTTCCGCATCCTCTCCGGTCTGACTCAGCAGACGGCCCGTCAGGTCGTCTTCGTGCCAGCGAGTGGCAATGACCAGCACCGCGGCGTCAGGGTGCAGTCGGGTATAGGCCGTCGTGGTGTACCAGTTCCACAGATTGTCCCGCAGCAACGCGCTGGACGCCTCGGCCGCGTCTTTGATCGGATCGTCGATGATCAACAGGTCGGCCCCGTGGCCGGTGATGCCGCCTCCAACACCCGCCGAAATCATGCCGCCCCGGTGGTCCTGGATGTTCCACTCGTCGCCGGCCGCGCTGTCATCGGCCAGCGCCAGACCTGGCCACAGCGCAGCGAATCGCCTGCTCTGCCACTGGTTGCGGCTGGCGCGGCTGAATGTGCGCGCCAGCCGTGCGCCGTATGACGCCAGGATCACCCGCTTGTCGGGATTGCGGGCCAGGTACCAGGCCGGAAACAGCTCGCTGGTGGTCATAGACTTGCCGTGACGTGGGGGCATAGTGATGATCAAGCGCCGGCATTGGCCGGCCTCAACGGCATCCAGATAGCTGGCCAGCAGGGCCAGGTGCCGCGCCGGTTGATAGCCGGGCTGAACGTACTGGCAAAAGTCGAGCAGATGAGCCCGGGCCGCTCGCCGCCGCAGTAGCTCATCAGCCGCTTCCTGTCGCGATGGCCGCGAGTTCGTCATCCGTCATCTCATCGGCCGGCCGCCTGATCCGCTGCTCCACAACCTGATCAGGCTCGCCCATCGCCGTCCGTTCCAGCCGGGCCGCATCGACCACGAACTGGCGTATCTGGCCAGGCTCCAGGTCATCAGCGTCCAGCGCATCCAGCGCATCCAGCGCCTTGGCCAGCAACGCCTTCGCGGCCTCCACATGCCGGCGATTCATCGCCTCGATCTCGGCCAGGTGGGCAATACGGGCACGACGCCCCTGCTCGTCCTGCCAGGCGTCAGCCCTCTTCACCCATGACCAGCGGCTCGACCATCGCTGCCAAAGTTGTACTTTTGCCTTACTTTCGCCCTCATAATACGCCGCGACGCAGCGGGGTATGCTGCGGTCACGCGCCGGCGTGTCGCGGTAGGCGCTGAAGGCGCCAAAGGCTTTGGCGCTCTCACCGTGCTGTCGTTCCCAAAGCTCCATCGTCGGTTGCTCGCTACAAAAAACGCCGCGCGGGAAGCCGGTGTCGGTCTCTCCTGACGGCGTACAAGACGCAGTTCTAAACTTGTCGATCGATTTCATAGTAACACATGATTTCATTGGTGTCAACATGGAAACCAGATCAAATGTTCGCGCGCAAACAAAAAAAAGCCCCACCAGGTGGGGGCTTTTGGTTGCGAGGTGGTTGCGGGTGGTTGCTGCAACCGGTTGTGCAACCGGTTGCAGGGGGAAGGGGCAAAAGCCGAGCGATTGCGGGGGCTGTGCAACCGGTTGCAGGGTGGTTGCAGGGTGGTTGCAGGGTGGTTGCTGCAACCACCCTGCGCGTCTCGCTACTCCCGGTTGCGCGCCTCGATCAGCGCCACCACGTCAGAGCGACGGATCTTCCACTTACGCCCACCGTATTTCTCTGCGGGCAGCTTGCCGGAGTAGATCCAGAGCTTCACCGTCTTTTCGTGCATCGCCAACATCTCGGCCGCCTCGGCCGAAGACAGCAAATCCGGCAGTTGGCGCTCCAGCGCGTCGACGCGGGCGTTCAGGCGCTCGATCTCGGCCTGCATGGCGGCCAGCAGGTCGGGCAATTGTTCGATGGTCGTCATCGGGTCACTCCATAGCGGTGATAGCGCTGGGAGCGTTGTGGGCGCTCCCAGCGCGGTGGGTGTCAGTCATACCACGCAATGGGCTTTTGCAGTTCGCTCAGCGTCAAGGCGTTGGGCCGCTGGGTGTTGGCGATCTCGGCCGCGTAACACTCGCTGCACAGCGTAGCGCCCTCCCACAAGGGCAGTTCAGGCCCGGCATAGTTGGCGGCAGCCAGGGCGATCTCGCAGCCGCAGCCGTCGCAGATGGTGGTGATGGCGTCATCCTCGAAGATGATCATGCGGATACCAGATGCACGAAGGGCGGTCAGTGCGTCCATGCTACGCTCCTTTGCCGTTGCCGGCTGCACGTATTGTCAGCGTTCCGGCGATCTCTTTCTCAGTGCGGTACAACGCCAGGATGCCGGCCAGGTCGGTGCGCTCGCTGGCCAGCTTGTCCAGGCCCTTCACGTCGTAGGCCACGCGAACAGATGGCTTGCTCACGTAGCATTGCCCTGCAGGCGTCTCAAGGCGATCTGCGCCGATCTCGGCCAGCACGTCGGCCACTACCTGCTTCGCGCTGGCGCGGATCACGTCCAGTTCGGCGATGCGGTCGCCCATCTCCAGGTAGACGGTCAGCGCCTCGGCCACGGCCTGCGCTGGTAGCAGGTTGCGGTCGTAGATGCTGCTCAGGCGGTCAAGGGCGTCTTGTGTGTTCATCGGGTGCGTCCTTGGGCAGTTTACCGACTTGCCCAGGTCAACCGGCTACTTGTCTCCGAAGGGCAGACCGTCGTCTGGGTCGATGTCGCCCAGCCAGTCATCGTCCGAGTCGTCGCCATTGCCCTTCTGTAAAACCAGCTCAGGGCGGTGGCCGTTGGCGGCGATGGCCGCTTGGGGCGGCGGGCTGCCTAGGGGCTGCCACTTGTCCATCTGCGACGGCAGGCCCAGGAACGCGGCCTCGGGGTCGCTGCCCTTGCCCAGCAGGGGGAGAGCGTGTTCCTTGACGTTCTGGCGCACCATCGCCCACAGATCGTGCATGACCTCGTTCAGGTCGTCGCCTTCCTGCACGTCCGCGCCGATGGCCAGCTCCAGGTGGGCGTTGTTGAAGTCGCCCAGGTTCATTTTCCGTCCGTATGTCAGGCTGACCGATGTCACGTTCATCGTCGTGTCCTTTCGCAGGATGCGGCCGGCCGCGCTGCGCAGCGCGGCCGGCCTTGTCGCTAGAAGCGGGGGGTATCGGCCTGTTCTCTGGCCGCCTTGCGGGCCGCCACATCAGCCACCCACAGCGCCCACATCTCGCTGGCCGATCCAGGCGCATGCTCGCGCTTCAGCTTGTCGTAGGCGTTGCGCGCGTGCGGCAGCGCGCCGAGGTCGTCAGCGGCTCCGAAAGCGCCCGTTTCCACGGCCCAGGCGATGGCCTGTTCGTAGCTGGTGAACTTGGCGGGCGTGGCCTGCTCGATCTTGTCCTGCTCACTCACTGTCAGACCGCCATACACGGCCTGCTCGATCTTCTCAGGCATACCCTCCCATGCGCCGCTGTCGTCCGTCAGAGTCACGCCCGACCGGCCGCGCCGCGCCCAATCGATCTTGACCGCCCGCTTTCCGCCCTGCTCGACAATGCGCAACTGCATGTTCAGCGAGCGGGTGAGCCGGGCCAGTTCCGTGCGCGAGACCGTGGCCGTGGTCACCTCCTGCGCTGAGGCGTCGCGTCCGGTCTGCAAGTGGTAAATCCACAGCACATCCGTGCCCCAGGCGCTCACCGCGTCCTGCATCAAGCGCATGGCCAGCGCCTTGTCCTTGAAGGCCGCCATGCGGTTCTTGTTACGGCCGGCGTCGTTGTCGATGATGGCCTGCGTCACCAGCGGGGCCATGATGGCCGTCAACGAGTCCACGACGATGGTGGCCACGTCGGAGCCGGGCATGTTGGCAGCCAGGCAGGTGGCGATGCGCTCAGGTTGCACGTTGTCGGCAGGCTGGTTGCTCAACTGGTACACGTCGCCGGCCAAGCGCAGCACCTCGTCGAAGCGATGGTCGGCGTCGATGGCCAGCAGGGGACCGCGCATTTGGGCGGCGAACGTCGATTTTCCAGAGCCAGGGAAGCCCACCAGCCCCCACAGGCGCCGGGGCATGGCTGGCTGCGTCATTTTTGCGAATGCCATTATCAGAACCTCCATTGAAACTCAGTGGGGCCAGGCGGATCAGAAGGGAACCTCGGCGCCGTAGCGGGTTTCGACGGCGTGAATACACGCCGGACAGGCCATCACGCTCAGCGGCGTGCAGGTGCATTCCAGTGATTCAGTCTGGGTCGGGGACACGGGGTGAATGAGCAGGCCGTTTTCGTCGGCGTTGTGGTCGAACATCCACATCCAAGCCCGGGGGAAGCTGGCCGGCCCGAAAACCGTCTCCCCGCTGCAACTGACGCGGTATTGGTCATCCTCCGTCCACTCGCCACAGGCGATTTGATCCTTGCGCAGCGCCTCGCCCTCGACAGCCCAGCGCAGGGCTGCCAGCCGCGTGCTCCTCGGTTTGCGGTACAGGTGAATGTTGTGGTATGATCCCATATGTCCATGTTCTCCTTTCACGTTTACATGGGCGTCGGCCCGTCGGTGTTAGCGCACCGACGGGCTTCTTGTTTAGTTGTCCTAACCACCGCTATAATACCATAGAACCGAAACGCTGTCAAATCCCAATGGGCGTTATTGTGGCATTTACGCAATACTGCAATCACCGCCTCCACCTCCTGTTACTGTTGCGCTGCCATCTGGCGGCCACATGCACCAGCCCCAGCAGCCCGGCGATGCCGGTCGCAATCCCTGCCGCGTAGCCAAGCCAAAATTCCGGTATGACCATCTGTCAGCCGCTCCTCTCTGCCTCTGTCCGATGCTTGCCGTCGCCGACCGGATCCGGCCACCACGGCTCACTGCCATCCGGCGCCATCAGATCGCCGTCGAAGCTCATCGCCACGCCCAGCCGCTCGCACAGCCAGTCTGCCAGCACATCGCGCCAGGTGGCGAACGTCACCGCTACCTGACACACCAATAGCTTAATCATGGCTTACTCCTCGCATTCCGGGCGTTGCCGCCAGTTGTCGCTAGTCAGTGATCTTTCATAGATCACAATCTTGATGCCCAACGTATCGGCCAGGCGGCGCACCGTGGCCACCTGCTCCGGCCACAAGTGCGGCAGGGTCAGCAGATCCTCTAACCACGCCCGCCGTGGGTCGAACGATTGCTCCGGGGATGGTGTCATTGGTCTCTCTCCGCAAGGCTGCGTCGCCGGCGTGCGATCCAGCAGCCCAGCTATAGGGTTGCCTCCAAGGCGGTTTTGATCCACGAATGGGTTTTGGCGTCCTTCGTCCCGTACACCGCTCGGATGGTCGCATTCAGCGATCCAGTCTGCGCATAGATATCTCTAATCTGCTGGTACTCCGCCAGCCGCGCCGGCCGGCGCGGCAACAGCGGTGATCCTGCCAGCGCGCCGGCGCTGGGCGCTGGCGGCGTCTCCATCTCGATGTCGTCCCAGGGCGCCGAGCGGTCGTCTGAGTAGCTCGGCATCCGTGCTGGCTGCGCCGGCGTGGGAACATAGGGCGCGAAGATCATCGCCGGTGGCTGTGCCGGTGGTGGAGGTGAAGCGGGTGCCGGTACCGGTGACTGCGGTGGTTGCGCCGGTGGTGGCGCGAAAAGGTCGTCATCCTCGCGATAGGAGTAGGTGCGCGAGAAGGCGACGGGGATGTCGCCTTCGAAGGCTTGATCGTCGTCGTCGAAGAGATAGGGCAGCGACTCCGCCGCGTCGGCAACGTGTACTACCACAGCGCCGTCAAGCAGTACGATCAAGACGCCAAGCGCGAAATCGTGGCCTCGACCAACGAGTTCGGCTTTGGACTCCAAGTC